CATCTGAGATGTTAGTAAACTTCATCACAAGGGTTTTGTCATTATCGACAAGCGTTTGTGAGGTTACTGCATCAGCCATGTTACCCTCCTAACTATGCTTCGTATCCAAACAGCTCTATAAGTAACTTTCCTGCTGTGTAATCTGCGTCTGTTGTGGCACCTAGGGTTAAGTAAAGAAATTCATCAGCAGCGGGTACGGCTGAAAATACACCGACCTTACCCAATGTTGAGTCTCCGTTGTTTAACAAAAGAGTTTCCGTTAAATCACTAATCGCACCATCTTCAACTCCTGTACTTTCCGTAGCTGAGTGTACGTTAATATCAGGGTCACCCCCTGCCGGTGCTTCAAAACAAGTCATTCTACCTGCTAGGATAGTTCCGTTTCTAGCGGCAGTGATTTGTCCAATATGGCATACGTTAGACGTTCCGTTCACACCAATTATATCGCCACTGGCTGTAGATCTAAGACCTGTAAGATCAATCAAAATACTTGTCTTAATAATACCGCCCTCTCTTATCACAGAACTTCTGTAAATAGTACCTGTGCCGCCTGTAATACCTGTTCCGGCCTCTGTAGCCAATGTATTGGCATCTAAAGATGCAAAACCCGCAGAACTTATACTAGCTTGTGTGGTAAATGCACCCGTAGAGGTGCTTTTGCTTACGGACGTAAATCCGCCCTCAGATCGTACTGGACCTGAAAAAGTTGAGTTGCCCATGTTTATCTCCTTGTCTTGGCAAATGTCAGTTACACCATGTAACTGTCAAGGTAATTTAATTATACACAAAAAAAAGAGGGCGACAAGAGCCGCCCTCAAATATTTAGGTTTTGAAGGAAATATTATGCGCCCGGCGTACCGAACACACAACGCCAATCTGAAACACCAAAGCTATAACGTTCTCTAGCCTTGAATCTCATATTGCCGGTGTCAAAGTCACCTTCCATGGCTGTCTTAATCGGTGCACGATTAAAATATTTAAAGCCATTCGGTGCATCTGTTTTAATGAAGAACGCATCCGTGTCTGTCAAGAAATGGTTTACTACAGCGCCTTGTGGTAGCATACCCATATTATTGATAGCGTTTGCGTCATTGTCAGATGTGCCCGGCCTTAGATTAGAGTTCAACACTCTTTCAGCAATAAACTGAAGCTCTTTTGGTATGATAAGCTTCATACCTCTAACAGCAATCTTTAGACCTCTTTCGTCGGTCAAACCGGCGATATCGATCAACATCTGCTCCAATGAAGTTTCATTAAGATCAGCAGCAGTAGAAAGCAAGTTTCTCTGGTTGCCGTTCAATGATGGATGTGAAGATGAACACAAAGCAGCACCGTCACCAATCGCACTAGTTGAGCTAAACGCATTGTTCAGGATCGCAGCAGCCTTAATCTGCTTTGTCTGAGCCATGGATCTTGCCAAAGCTTTTGTGTATCGGGACGCTAATCTGTCGTAAAGATTATCTTCAATGGCTTCCTCTGTAATAGCGAAAGCTAGAGCGATTGTCTCGTGAGTATAGCGTGCTGTGAAAGTTTCCTGCGCTGAGTCAAAGGAAACAGTGCTTCCTTCTTCTTTTGTTGGCGCAGTGCTGAAACCTGCAAGCATTACTTCCTCTTCAAACGCTCTGTCCGAAGACTCTTCGTCAAAGATTTCTGCGTGCTCATTTTCGTATCTGTCGTACTCAAGACCAAATAAGGCGTTAAGTCCGGGTTCTAGCTCTTTTGCTAGTTGGGATCTACTAATTGCAGACATAACTCAACCTCCTTATATACCGGTGTTCGCTGCGGTGCCTACAGCAGCAGCAAAACCTGAGTTAAACGGAGCGTTTAATCGCACTATGTACTGATGTCCAACAGCAGAATAATCCGTATTACCTTCGTCCTCGTAAAGACCAACAATACGAACATCTAAATTTGCAGTTGTTGCAGCAGTGCTTATGTCAAGCAAATCGGTAGATCTACCTGTATTGGTAGAGCCATCGTTTACAGTTGCCATGTCACAGTTAGCAAAAACATCAGCAAGAGCGGTCGCTCGATTAGTGTTTGTTCCATCAGCAACTACAGTATATAGCTGCATTGGATTGTCATATACAAACGCTTTCACAGGAAAATTTGTGTCAACGCTTACGTTGTTACTACCCGGCCAGTAGTTTTTAAAAGTTGTTTTCTTTGTGCCAGAGTCAACAAATTCACAACCGTAAAAAACACCAAGGGGAGCAACAGCCTGATCTGATATAGCGATGGTTCCACCTGCTAAAGGAATAACAATGCCACCTTGATAAATCGCAGTAGTGTAGTTATTGGCAATTTCATACATGGTTACACCAGTGGTATTATAACCGCCACCTGTCATTCCAATAGGACGTAGACCATAACCTCCAGTAAGACTATTAGCCATTTGGGCCTCCTATTAAAAAAAGTTTCATTTCTGTGAACCTCCAAAGGTCACGCGAGACTGACGATCAGGTTTACTGATTGTCATGGTTGAATGTGCGTTCTCTCTCATCATGTCCTGATCCACTGCGGTCATTTGATCTGCATTCCTTTGTGAAAAGTAATCAGTTCTTTCGGCCACAGTTTCATTTGGTATCCGAGCAAGAAGCAATCCTCCTACGCCAAAAACACCTTCATATTTACCTGAATCAACGACAGGGGCTTCAAAGTCTGGATATTCATCCTTACGGACAAGCTCCCAACCCTCTCTCATTTTTGCACTAATATTTTTAGTATCGTCAAAACCTCGGGTTTCTGCCCGTATCCAACGATGCTTAAATCCATCAGGCGCAGGTGGTGCGTCTAACATAGATGGGGGAGCCCATGGTTTACGCCTAACCGACTTCTCCCTAGTTTGTTCAGCGCGAGAAGTTCGCTTCACAGTATTTTCAAACATTTCATTTTGTTCTTCAGCCATTTAACTTACTCCTTCACGTATTTCGCGTATTCTTCAAGTGGCACACCCAATTTTTTAGCTATTGCAACTTGGCTAGGGGTGAGTCTAACCTTTTTACTACTACTGCGCCCAGTGGTTGTGCGGGACACGGAAGCTACCGTCTGAGCGGGTCGTTTGCTTCCCCCGTTAAACTTATGCGGAAACTCTGTCTGCACTCGTCTGTCGAGTTCAGTATAGTACTCATCGGAGTTCGGGTCAAACCCTTCTTCCTCAATTAATTTTTTATGAATACCAAAAGCTGCATATGTCATTGCTTCATCCTGCCCAAACCAATCATTTTTAGAAGCCCATGCTTCCGCCTTTGGTGATGGTTTTCGTGCAGGTGTTTGTGGTTGCGGTTGCGGTTGGGGCTGCTCTTGTTGTTTAGCCAACCGCTCCTGTTGTTGTTTAGCCTGCTGCGCTCGGTCGTTCTCAATCGCTAATGCGGTGATTTTACGTTGCGCCTCAACAACAGCGTTAGTGTCGCCTACCTCCATGGCCTTAGCCATTTCCTGTTCGGCCGCCGTCATCTGAGATTCTACCCGTGTGCTATACTCTGTGACATAGTTTGTGTCCAAAGTATTCATACGGTTCCTTAGTTCTGTAGACTCCGCCTGCACTTGCTGTGCATAATTAATTGCTTCTTCGCGTTGCCTTTCAGCTTCACGCATCTTTTTAGTTAAACGATCAATACGTTTTTGTGTAGCGGACTCAGCTTTTTCAAAGTTATCTGGTTTCTCGGCCTCGACAGTTTCTACTTGGGCCTCCTCTTTAACGTCTTCTTTCACCTCTACTTCGGTGTCCTGCTCTTGTTCAAGATCAAGTTCTACTTGTTGTTCTGCCATTATTTACTCCTAGAAATGCAAAATGTCTTCGGGCTCGAGTATCTTTGCAAGGACTTCATCGTCATTAAGTATCCTTACCTCGCCCCCATCTATTTTAAAACGCGATCCGGCGTATCGAGCAAACATCACCCAATTACCGGCTTCACACCACGCCCCGGTAGGAAACTTCTCTTTATCCTTAAAAGCTAAGTCGCCTACCTTCAATACATAGCCCACTTGTGTAGATATTGTATTTTCTTCAACAACATTTTCCGGCAGATATATTCCGCCTTCTGTTTTGCCTTTGCCTTTGTAAGGAAGTATTAAAAGTCTCCAACCTGTTGGGGTTGGCATTCTTTCTAAAAGTGTTGCGCTAAGTGCCTCTGGGTTCAAAACTTTTTCTTTTGAATCCACATAAGCCTCAGCAACTGATTCTGCTTTAGTCATTTAAACGCTCCTGTTTATCTAGCAGGCCCTTGAGTTCCTGTTCCACATGATTGAGAGCAGAAAGATTGCCCATCATCTCACGATATTGATCCATGTTTTTTATCTGGTCGAAAAGTAATTGCTCTTGCACAAAAGACTTACGGTCATTGATAATTCTATAAACGGCCTGTGCCAGTTGTACTCCGTCCAAAATTTAACTCCAGATAAGACTTACCCTAGTATTATGCGAAAATATAAGGCTTGTCTAGTTCTTTTCGAAGTGCGGACCATCGATGAAGGGGCGGCGGGATTGCGAGCGACGTAAGTCGATATACGCATTCATTGCTTCCTCTGCCGTGCCTTCCCAGTCACGAAGGTCATCAATTTGCCATGCGGCGCCCCACCTAATTTTAGTACCTGTACGCACAGCCGCCTCTTTCATAGCGTCCGCTATCTCATCATAAACTTGTATTTCCCAACATGGCTGTCCGTCTTGGTACGCCATTAAATCGACAGCATGAGCTTTACCGTCATCTTGCAAAAGGTGTTTTGAGGCCATGGTTTGTGATCGGCCAGAGTCAAATAATTTTTTTTGCTCGGCCTCGGAACGGACCCCATAAATCACGCCAAAATCGACGGAGGTCAGCTCAATCGCCTTCTTTACTGTCTCTACCAGATCCTCGCTTACGCCCTCCAGTTTTCCCAGACTCCTGTTTGATAGTTTGAATGCCATCTTTTTTCTCCTGCTGTTTGTGGACAAAATCAATCCACTCTTTGTTCATATCATAAAAGTATTGACAATATTTACAACGCAAACTTTCGTCTACGTATTCCATATCGTGGCCACAGACATCACACTTGGTGGAGTCTATACCATAACTCCTTTTTTCTTTTTTGTTTTTGCGCCTTCTGGAAGAATGTATAAGGGTTTTATTATGTAATCGACATCCGGCTGTGCTTGCTTTTTTCTATTTCTTGATTGTTTTCTACCTCTAGAACCCGGTGAAACTTTGGGTGTTGGCTTTTTTAATGGTCGATTTGTACCTTCAAACAAATCATAACGAAGACCTATTTGACCCCTTTTTTGGGTGTCCGTTACCGTTGTTTTTTTAGAAGAACCTCCTGTTTGTCTCCTTTTCTGCTTATCTGTTATAGTTGTTTTTTTAGAAGAACCCCCTGCTTGTCTCCTTTTCTGCTTATCTGTTATAGTTGTTTTTGAACTTTGAGTAAGTTTTGGTTTTCTTAAAGGTATTCTAACTCTATTTTTTCCGTGATCTGTACTCATTATTTCTTTTTCCTCATGTTAAATAGTTTTGAAGCAGACCGTGTGGCAAAGCTCGCCGATACAATAGCTCCTAACGCGATCTGATACCACTGGGGCATACCCGCAAGGGCCTCAAACCCATCAGATACGATACCTCTGCCCCACTCCCCACAAAAACTGAGCACCAGAGGAATACTGAAAAGCAGGGTCAACCATTCGTCCTTCCATGAGGACTGTGATGCTCGCATCGCAGCAAGATCCCAATCAATCTCACCTGTTGCTTCTTTCATGCGTATGGTAGCTTCAGCTTTTTGTATAGCTGTCTTACCCTCTAAATACGAAGAAGCAAGACTGCCGACAGAACCTATTAGTGCTTGTATCATAATTAATCCTTTGGTGGTATGGGCATCCCGGGCGTAACCGTCCCGTCAGGGTGATATATTGGCTTAGTATAACGTATACTGCCCTTGCCCTTTTCAAGTTTAAGACGTTTTGCATCTTCTTCGATAATACGCGGCACGCCATAAATATTATTTTCTAAAGAGGCTAATTGTTTTTCTAAAGATTTTAATTCTTTATCACCACCGCCCATCTTTTTTTTCTGTCTACCTCTATGTGTTAAGGTAGCAAAATCTCCTCTTCTACTTGCTGCCATCTTTTGTTTCTCCTCTTTTAGCTAATTGATTAAATCCGATAAAACTACCAATTACACCCATATTACTTAGGACCCATATCTCTGCAATACCCGAAAGATGGTCTATGCGCTCAATAGGAACTATGGGGGTCATTAGCACACCAATGAAGGCGGTAACCGTCAATGCAGAAAACCATACTATATAACGCTGTTGATCCTCTTTCTTATCTCTATTCTCCAAAAGCACCATGCGCTCACGCATAGCCATCTCTTGATCGGTTACAACACCATCACCGTTGGTATCCGCCTTTTCCCACACAGAGCCTTTTTCTAACTTTTTTTGTGTCATTCTTCCTTTCTTTCTATTACCCTTGGTTTGCAATAGGCCGAAAAAGTATTTCGTGTCTGTCGTTCATTATAAAAATTTATTTTCTCCGCATACCAGTTGCACTTATCAATACTTCCATATTCAATCGAATCATCATAAATTTCTGTACCCTCAAGAATTACTAACACAAACAATAAAACTTTCATTTCTTAAAACTATCATTCAACGAATCGACAACGCTGTCAATATTTGGTTCTGTGCCACCGGGCTCATACTTACATCTATATTCTACAGGACATTGCCCCTCCACCACAAGCGTATATGTATCATTAGCGCCCTTATACAAACAAACCTCTTTACCATTCTTAGCGGTTCTACGCTTATAACGACGACACGTTATATACTTCGGGTCTTCGCGTATGCCTTTACGAACCTCCTGCTCCCAAGTCCAATCGCTAAATTTTTTTAAAAAACAACTAAAGCACTGAATAATATTTTCTGATTGTGCTATATATATCACATATCCGTCAGTGCAAATCCATTCAAACGTTTCTTGACCGCCTTGTTTACGGACGCACTTGTCCCTAGTTCGATACCCACCATCCTCTGTCGAGTCCCATGAGGGAGTAAACGAAAAGACCAAGAACAGCCAAGCCAACGGTAAGCACCACGATAAGCACCACAATCCCAATAACTTTTTCTCTAAATATCTTTTTATCATATATCTCCTGTTGCCTACGCTTGCGTATTTGGCCTTCCATTCGTAATAACTCGTCCCAAGCAGCCGTTCCATGCGTAAACTTAATAAACTGTTGTAACTCGTAGCGCTGCTCTTCAAGCTTCTTTTTTGCGGCGAAAGCCTCGATTGCCTCTTGTTCTACCGTGCCCCCACCAAATACCTTACGAAACATAGTAGGGTTTTTAGCCGATTTATGGACCGCATCCACATCGGACACAGCACCCATCCATCTTGACAGATCCTGTGTCATACTTTCAAGATCACGGCCTGCCTGAAAAGCGCGCTTAATTCCCGAGAACGCCGTGGAAGCCGTGGCTACAGCCGCAGAAATAGTGACTGGATCGAACATAGTTTTTCCCGTAGTTTCATGGTTTACTGACCTTTACTTTTAATAAACTCCCTTTGCATCGCTGCATCTATACGTGCGCCTGTCTGTCGTTCCTGACTCGCCAACCGCTGTTGAAATTGATCGGCACGCATTCTTTGATTCTGTGCGTCAAGATTAAGTTTTGCCTGATCATTCTGCGCATCGTTCTGCTCTGCCTGTGCTCTAAGCTGCAACTCCTTCTCTTTGAGCTGCACAAGTGGATCTGGTCCCTGACCCGAGGCCTGTTGTGATAGCTGCCTGAGCTGCTGCATACCTTGCGCTACAAACTTAGCTTTTATACTCTCCATCAGCATCTCCTGCTGTTCAGGCGCCATCGGTCCCTGATTACGCATCTCCATCATCGCCATCTCTTCTGCCTGTATCTGCACGTGTTCAATACAGTGCTTCTGTAGAGCCATAGCTAAAGCCGGCATACCGCCAATCATAGGGGACGCTCCAAACACTAAATGCGCCATAATGTGGGACTCATGGTCTTGTCCCTGAAACGCTTTCAACACCACCATGTCCATAACATCTATGTTTTCCTGCGCAGGGTCTTTTGGTGTAGGTTCCTCATCGGGTACACGCTTCATAATCCTGTCCGTATCCTTAACACCTAGTGCATCATACATATCACGGTACACCTCATACATATTGTGCAAGTCAGGTGCCGCTCCTGCTAATTGTAGCTTTGTTTGCGCTAACGCAATCCTTTGTGCCTGTGAAAAGACATTGGGGTCCGATACCGGTATAACATCTACCCTATCGTCAAAGTCTGTTGCCTTAACCGCGCTATCGGCTCCCTCAACAGAATAGGGATATTCACCGGGCAAACTCTCGCTCATCACCCTTGACAGGATCTTAAACTCCAATCGCATCGCATAATGCAATCTCTTATGCACCGCACTCATTACCCGTGAGCCCTGTTCCAACAATGCTATTGTTGTACCTACAGCCGCCTGCTGATTGCCGTCACCGACCTTCATATCCGTGATAGTGGCAAATCTACGTCCTGCATCAACAACAAATCCCAATAACTGGAATAAGGTTCCGTCAGGACCTTTAAATGGCAGCGGCATTAGGCTGTCACGAATAGCCCCTCCGGGAGCGTCCACATCGCGGAACTCACCGGGCTGAAGCGGATCATCGTCGTCCCTGATCCGTAGTCCACGGGCCTTGAAGCCCGCAGGAAGGTTGGACAACGTACCGGCGTCGATTAGCTGCCTCAGTGCCGCTGTGGCGGTTCGTGACAACCCGCCAATCGTGTGAATAAGTCCCAACCCATAAAAACCAAAACCGGGTAGAAACTTATAGTGCACAAAATACTGTATCTTGCGCTTCATATCATCATCTTCACGATAATTACGGCGTATGGACAAAATCTGCCCATTATCTTGACTAATCGTCACCACATACGGCACTTTTATGCCTGTTGGCTCCCCGTCTTCATCTTTCTCTTCATAGCCCTCAATGTCCAAATCAACATGACATTCCAACAAAGTGCAGTCATAATCTATCTGAGAGGGCGTCATACCATCAATTCTATTGATTTCATCGGTTACAGAATCGCCCTCAGCCTGTCCGGGAAGCACCGGAATATCCAAATAAAACCCTGCTATTTGCTTCTTTCTGAGCTCATTTAGCGATATTCGCAGCGTTTGCGTAATATTTGGGCACGTTTCGAGGTCTGATGTCTCATATGGCACCACTAAATGCTCTGCGGGCACAAATTTTGATACTGCTCGGCCCATATTTTCGTCGTAATACACCTTTTTAAACGTAGAACCGGCCAAAGGCAGATAAAATAGCATCTGATCGAGCTCTGGTGTGTATTCTTCCATCACATTTGTAATGTAATAGTTCATAAATTGACGTACACGCTGTGATTGTTGCTGTTTATCGCGTGTCTCAGCCCCAACTATGGCTGTTCGGACGGGTCCCGACGCCGGAAGCAGCTCATTAAACGCTTGCGCTTGGAATTGTGTTGCTGCTTCAGCTAATAACGGGTGTGTAACACCGGAAGAACCCCTAAACGGCTGTGTTCTTTCTTCATAATTAAACCCTAACAGCTCCAAACCGTTAGCATAAGCGTCTTCCCACTCCTGACGACTGGCTTTATTCGCATCAAACTCGCTTAAAAGCTCTCCTGCAATGCGTCCAAGCTCTCTATCTGGCATTTCTTCAGCTAAATTTGCATAAAAATCATCACTTGTACCTCTTTGGTCGGTCGGTTCAAAGTCCACAGTCACACCGCCATCGTCTTCGGCGGTAATCTCTATGTCCATATTCTCCGCTTCAACATCCATATCTAATGTCGCCATAGGCTCCATACTGCCCGGAACCTCAAGTTCTACTTCTGCGGCAAGTTCTTCTGGATCAAGTTGTGATGGTATTCCTTTTTCAATAGCCATAGTAACTCCTTTTCGTTACCCTATCATAAACGGTTGATAAGCGCCAATACCTTTTGGACCCTTGAACATATCACGAGCCTGATCTGATAAACCGGCAACACCGCCGTCGGCAAATCTTTTATCTCTTTTCTCAAAAATAGTCATCAGCTCCTCACCGCCTTTTTCTAATAAATTTGGTGGCGGCGGATCACCCTCGTTTCTAAGTAGTTTTTTATAGTTGCCTTGGCTATCTAAACCTATCCCTCTGTCTTTAAATACTTTATCAAGCAAAGGTCCATACTCTTTTGACCGCAAAGGATCTCCCGCTCCTTTGTGCGCAGAAAAGTTTTTTTGATTATACAAATCCGCTAAATCGTTTTTTGATAGTTTAATAAGTTTATCATAATCTTGATCTTTTAAAAAATCACTCAAGGTCTTATTATACTCTGCTGTCTTTGCGTCTAATTGCTTAGTGCTAAGTTTTTGCGCTTTTTTTGTTTTTTTAAAAAAAGACTCAACCATAAAATCTGAAAGCTCACTAGCCAAAACTCGACTTTTAGCTATTATAGCACTGCTCGGAAGCACTTTCTTTGCTACTTTGGCACCGCCTGATGCCGGAATAACTTCCCCTATCTCCCTAAGAACAGGAGGCACCATAGCGGTGGCCGCTACAGCGACAGGAGCTTTTTTAAGAAAATCTCTTTTTGATAAATCCACGCCACCCGCAGTGGGCGCAGGTAAAGTATCCTTCTTACCTTTCTTACCCGCCATTAAAACATCTATCGCTTTCTTTACGGGAAACATAGACAACAAAGCCTCACCCGATAGCATACCCGCAACACCTGCGCCATATTCATTTTTAGGAATTGATTGTAAATCTTTGTACGTGTCTATATTTCCTGCGGCCATCAAATCTTTAAACGTCTGGGACCCACCAACCGGCTTTTTTAAAAAAGGCTTTAGGCCCTGATCTCCCGGTATAACATAGTCTAATAAAACAGGCGAAATGTTGATAAGATCAACAGGCATTCCCGCAAGTTGTGCAATTCCCGTATTTAGTCCCTTAAGAAAAGGTTTTACCTTTCTAGTTAAAGGACGTAACTCGGGCGGAATAAAATATTCAATGTTTGATTTTTTTTCTGCCATCAGTAGTACGCTCTTACTTGCACGTTGTTGTCATCCTCATCCCAATCGTCACTCGGCAGTTGCACAAAATTACCCTGACGATACCGCATCAAAGCCTGTGTCATACTATCCACAAGGTCATCATACTCCCCATTTGGAAAAGCTGCAACCTCCTCTATCATCTCATCCGCAAACTTTGTGTCTGGTGCGTACACCATGCCCGCTTCGAAAAGCACCGATACAGAGTGCACGCGCGTTACCTTATCATTACCTTTACTCGGTGTAAAGTTGACAACAGGTATACCCATGTTCCGTAGTTCGTGGGTCAAGGGCAAGCCCGTTGCTTTCGCCTCTATAATAATCGTATCCGGCTCCCAGTACTTATATTGCTCCAACGCTACCTGCTTTAACTCCGGAAAGTCCCACCGGTCCTTCTGACTATCAAGAAGTATCAACGCCGGGGGTCCCCCTGCTTCTTCAGGATAAAACACACCCCATGTCGTTATCGCGCTATAGTCCGATGTTTCGCGTTTCGTGAACGCCGTATCATAACTCTGTATCACATACTCAAGGTTGGGCACATTATCTTTGTCCCACTTCTTCCACCAATCCCTTGGTATAATCGCGTTCTCCTCACCCGTCGGATTCTGCTGATACTGCGCGTTCCATTTACTGGGAGGTATCGACGCGCGTACCGCTGTCAAATCATCAAGGCTCCAGAACTCTGGCCAACAGGGTGAGCCGTCCTCAAAAATTGCCGGTAACTCCACAACTTCCCACTGGTCCGCCAACTCATCCTTCGCCATCGCACGCATCAACT